CAGCGCCTCAAGGTCAGGCCGGGTGGCTTCCACCTGCGCCTTCATGTTCTCGAAGGCTTCGACCAGCGGCGACACGGTGGGCACATACTGCTCGAATAGCTGCGCGGCCCCGCCCACATCGTCGCCCGTGATCGCGGCGAAGAAGTCGTCCACCTGCTGCCGCACCACCTGCACCGCCTCAGAAATACGGTCGCGGTCGTCCGGCGTGAAGAACTCGTCCACAACGGCGGTGATTTCGACACCCCGTTCTTCCATCATGGTGGCCAGCCGGGCGAGGTTGGCTTCCAGGGTGTCGCCGTTGCGGCGGAAGGCTTGAATCAGCGCGCCGCTTTCGCCCAATTCCATGTCGATAAGCTGCACCAGTTCATCGAACACGGTCAGCCGGTCGGCGTAGTTCCCGCCCTCCCGATCGTTGAGGACATACGAGTAGATGTCGTTGCTGATGCCGCCGCCCGACCCCTCGTCGGAATACTCAAGCGCCGCCGCGAACGGCAGATCGACACGCCCGCCGCCGATGGCGTTGCGGAGTTGGAAGCGGTTGCCACCCGTGGGGTCGAACAGACGCTGCGCCCGATCAAGGAACTCGCCAATGCCCGCCAGCCCGGAGCCGTTCTCAGCCGCCGTGGCCGCTGCCGTGGCCTGCACCTCGGCCAGCGCCTCGTTGTAGGCTTCTTGGCTCTTGGTGGCCATGTCGGCCCGCTGCGCGGCGTCCGTGGCCGCGTTTGCGGTGTTGCCCAGCGCCGCCACGAGTTCATCAAACGAGGCCAGGAACCCGATGTCGTTGGCAACGGACTGGAATTCTTCCTCCGAAAGCCCCTCAAACTCGATGTTGCGGGCGATGTTGCCCAGGCCGATTTTCATGGTGTTGGCGGCGGCCTGATCCAGCCCTTCAAGAGTGCCCTCGTTGATCTGGTAAATCAGCGTGCGCGCCACAAAGTCGGCCACAGCGCCCCGGCTGCCGTTTTCGTTTCGGGCGAAGAACCGGCGATCATTCGGCAGCGACTTGATGCCCAGGCTGGACGCCCGGCTGCCAAACAAGCCGCCCTGCACCGTGGAAGCGAACCGCTTGTTGGTCATGCCCACGTTGCCAAGCTGCGCGCCGTCCGCAAGGTTGAGGCCGGACAGGTCCAAGAAGCCGTTCAGCAGGGACGTGGCGGAATCGCCCATAGCCTGCCCAATAGCCGGGTCGCCATCGTTTTCCGTCGCCACGCCGTTGACGAACGCCCGCCCATCAAGCGCCGCGATGCCAGCAGCAGAGCGCGGTGGGTCAGGCCGCATCATCGCGGAAATGATGCCCGCTGCGGCCATGCCCAGGAACGGGGCGACAGCGATCGATCCAAGCTGCGAAAGGCCGGTGGCGAAGGCGGTGCCGCCGCTGGTGAGGAAGGACTCGCCCGCCATGAAGCCCAGGCTGGACAGTTCGCCCGTGGTGACGCCCAGGCCAGCCGCGCCAGCGGCGAAGTTGGTGGTGGACAGCCCCAGCGCCGCGCCAAGCTGGCTCGTAGCGAAGCTGGTGCCCAGGTTGCCCAGCAGGTTGCTGCCGCCCGTCAGCGCATTGGAGGCCCAGCTTAGGCCGCTGCTGGCGATGGTGCTGCCGCCCGCGCCTGCGGAGCCACCGCCGACGCCCAGGATTTGCCCCAGCAGGCTGCCGCTGTTGATGATGCTGCCCAGCGAGAAGCCGCCACCGGCCCCCCCGCTTGCGCCGCCCAGGATGGCGGAAAGGATGCCGATCGACTCGCCCAGGCCCAGGATGTCGCCAATCACGAACTCGGTGGCCAGTTGGGTGGCAACGCGCTTGAAGATGTCGAGGATGCCGTCGCCCAGGTCTTCGAACGAGTCCATGCCGTCTTCAAAGATGTCCTTGAACAGCAGTTGGAAATCGTCGCTGATCTGGCCGGTGATGCGCTTGATGGTGTCGCCAAAGGCCGCAGCCTCCTTCTTCACCTTCTCGCGCAGTTCCATTTCCTTATCGACGGCCTCATTCAACCGCTGCTGCTCGGCCACCAGCTTTTCCAGCGCATCCTGTTCATCCGGCAGCAGATCGCGCCCCAGGATTTCGCGCATGGCCGCCACCTGCTCGACCAGTTCGTATTCGTCATCCGTCAGCGAGACCTTTTTGCGGAGCAGTTCGTTCTGCTTGGCCAAGTCTTTGAGGAACTCCTGCCCGTTGTTGGTGGCCTCGATCTGCTCGCGCAGCTTGGCTTCCCGCTCACGTTCCTCGTTCAGCGCGCGGGCCAGGGGCAGCATGTCCTCCATGGTCTTGGCACGGAGTCCGTTGTCCTTGATGGCGTCCTTGTTGGCCTTGTTATAAGCCTCGGCCAGCTTGGTGGCCTCGTCTTCGATGTCGAACACCTGCTGCAAAGCGTCGGCGGTCTTGAGGCTGCTGACGGCCAGTTCGCCGTTGATCTGGTGCAGCCGCTCAAGCTGCTGCGCGGCGTTGTCGATGGCGCTGGTGTCGATGGTGAATGGCTCGGCAGCGGTGCCCGCCTTGCCCTTGCCGGTGCCGGGGGCCACAAAGGCGTCCGCGAACTCGTTGGCCCAGGTGCGGTCCCGTGCGGTGTCTTGGAACTCCTTGAGCGCCAGTCGGGCGGTGATAAGCCGCTGCTCGGCCACGGCAACAGCCGACGCCCAGCCAATAGCGCCTTCGCCCGCCATTTCATACTGTTTGCGGAAGTATTCCAGTTCGTCGTTCGCAGCCTCTACGGCAGCGCGCAGGCTTTCGACGGTGGTGGCCCCCTTCTGCACCTCGCCAAAAATCTGCTCCACGATTTCCGGGCTGAATGCGCCAATGATGAAGCCCAGCAGGCTGCCCGCCACAACGCCCTTCGGCCCCAGCGCAGCGCCAGCCGTGCCGCCTGCCAACGCCCCGGCCTTCATGCCCGCCAGCACGCCCAGCACGCGGATGATCTTATTGGCGTTCTCGGCTGCATACTTGAAGGCATTGCCCAGCGTTTCGCCCAGCGCCCGCGCGCCCTCCATCACCTTGGGGTCGGACAGGTAGCGGGACACGGTTTCCATGCCCTTGGTCAGCCCCTCAAGGAAGCCCGACCGGGCGATGGCAAGCTGCACCTCCTGCACCGCGTTGCCGAAGTCCGTGATGGCGATGTTGGCGTTTTCGCTGGCCTTGGGAATCTGGTTTCCGAACTTCTCGACCCAGTATGCCGACAGCTTGGTGACGAACTCGCGCGCCTGCACCTCGCCGTTGTCCAGCGCCTTTGAAAGCTGCTGCACGGACATGCCCATGGCCGCCGCACCGTCAGCGATGGCCGTGGGGATGCGTTCACCAAGCTGGCCGCGCAGTTCTTCCGCCTGCACCTTGCCCTTGGCGAGCATCTGTTGCAGCGCGTTGAAAGCGCCCTCGGCCTCAAAGGCCGACAGGGCCATAACCGTGGCCGCCGAACTGACGCCGACGAAGGTTTTGCGGATTTCCTCGGTGGACACCCCCAGCGCCGACCCGGCAGCCGCCAGCTTGGAATAGGCCCGGCCAGCCGTCAGGAAGTCCTGCCCCAGCCGCTCGGACTCACGGCGTAGGAACTGGATTTCCTTCTGCGCGCCCTGCATCGAGCCGGTGGCGAACTTCAGGGTGGTTTCCATCTTCTGAAAGGCGATGGCGGTGTTGGTGATCGACTGCCCAATCCGCACTGCCCCGTAGGCGATGAACGCCTGCTTCAGCAGGCTGATGGCGCGCGTGGTGGCCTGCGACGCCCGTTCCAGGCGGGACATCGAAGTCTCGACCGTCTTAGTGGACGCGGCAGCCCGGCGCGCGGACTTGCCCGTGGCGTCCAGGGCGTCCGCCGCCTTGCGAAGCGGCCCGGTATCAACCTCGAAGGCGAGTTTGGCAAGGTCGGTCAATCTGCCACTCCTTCCGGCTGCTGGTGCTCAAACGGTGGCGGCGGGTCGGAGCCACATGGAGGCAAAACCCCGACCCGCCTGCCGGTCCCGGTGGGCTGCCGAAGGCCCATCCGGGCACCCACTAGCCGATGGCCTGGGCGTACAGCTTCTGGCCTTCCGGCGACCGCAGGACTTCCACGAAGGCCAGGGCGAATGATTCCCCCGTCTTCAAGCGGCGGGCTTTGGCGCGATCTTCCAGGGCGCGCTCTGCTTCCTTGCGCTGCCGCGCCCGTTCCTCAGTGTCTCCGCGCCGCTTGGTCACGGGGCCGCCGAGGTACGCCTCGTAGAGGTCGGGCTGCTCGCGCAGCGCGTGCATATACGCCTGGGCGTAGGACACGCCATCCCGCTTGGCGATGGCCGCCGCCAGATCATCCAGCGCGCCCTCGGCCGCCGCCTTGGTGATCGGCTGCGACTCGTCCGGGGCCGGGTCGTCGCCATGGCGCTTCGCGATCAAAATGGACGCCCCGGGATTTGCGGGCGTGTCCACGATGGACACCTCTTCGATCCGCAGCTTGGTAAGTCGCTTCCGTGTTCCGTGGTGCTGGGTAGTGGTCATTTTCGTGTCCTGCTGTTAGCAACTTATTAGCCGGTGCCGCGGAATTATCGGCCATCGGATCAGGCCCGCTTTTCCCACCCCGCTTGGGCATCTTCCAACAGCGCACCCCGCGCGGCACCGACTTCGCCCGGGTGCACCAAGGACACGCTGAGCGGCTTGGCGGCGATCCCATCGGGCACCACCGGATCGGCGTTCGGCTCGATACCCTGGGCCAGCTTGGCAGCGGCGGCCTCGGCGGCTTCGAACGCGAAGGCCCCACCCTCGGCCAACGGGCGCCAATGGTAGGCCGACACGTGATCAATCGGCAGACGCTCGCGCAGCCCGTGGGCGTGGGCCGCGTGGAGCGGAATACTCGGCGACACCGCTCGGCGGTAGGCCACCCCCGCAATGGCTCCTTCGCGGGCTAGGGCTGCCGCGTTCGCCACACGCTCGCCCAACAGCTCCGACAGCCGGGCCATGGTCGTGTCGATCTCGGTGGCGATCTCCCGCCCGGCCTTCACCAGCGAGCGCACCCGCTTCGCCCGGGCTTTGCGCTCGACGGCGGCGGCTTCGGCGTCCAGGCGGGCGATCTCGGCTCGCGCGGCATCGATGGCCTCGGCGGCTTCGTCAGCACGGCACCGGGCATCGCTGATCTCAGCCCTGATCGCCCCCATGCGTTCACGGGCGGCGGGATCGTCAAGGCTGGCAGCAAGGGCGATGCCTGCCCGCTCTTGCTCGAGGGCCGCAATCTGGGTCGCGGCATCTGCGGCTTCGGCGTCCAGCTTGGCGATGTGGTCGCGCCAGTCCTCTGCGGCAGTCGGGGTCGTCATGGGCTTGGGCATGGTGCACCTCGGCTGTATGTGCTGCCGTGATTCTACCAGACCGCGACATGGCGCCATAACGAAAAATCACACAAATTCAAGAGCTTGATGGGAAAACGTAGGAAATTGTCCCTGGGATTCGGTGCCCGCGTTAACCCCCTATGCGTTCGCCATCTGCCGCCCTGATCATCGTTCAGCCGGGCGGCCTGGATGCTGGCCATCCACGTCGTCGCAGTTGTCAAATTCGGATGGATCGAACGGCTCGCACGGTTCGAATCGTCGCATGTCCACAACGCCCCCGACGATCTCGCCGCTGGCATTCCGGGCCAGGACGACCCACCCCGCAGCCTCGCAAACCTCCAGGGCCTCGATGCATCGCGCGACGGGCATCAGCGGGCGCCCCAAAGCTACGGCAACCTCTGCCGAAGTGCCGAACGCCCGGCCAATGCGGCGCTCGTTCGTTGCCCAGCGCAGGAACCGGCGAGCGGGCGGGCTTAGGGCGGGGTCGTGCGGATACTCGTCCTGCGCCCAGCCCCACATGACCATTTGGTCGGAACAGTGAAACGCCGCGTACCGCTGCACCAGTTCAGCAATCGGCGTGGATGCGCTGTAGGCCAGGGTCAGGTGCATGGTGTCCTCCGTTGCGTGGTCTATCAATCTGCCGACCCTGCGGGCTTCAGCGCCGCTGGCCACGGGACCGCGCGAGCTTGCGTTCTTCTTCGCGGCAGTACTGCTCTAAGAGAGCGTCCACGTCGACATAGGCGTCCATCAGGCGGAACGGCTCTTTGAAGCGGTCAAGGCCCAAGCGGGTGATCGCTGCGGCATACGCCAGCCGCTCCCGTTCTTCGCGAGGGGATCGACCATGGCCGGTCAGCCACGGATGCCGGGCAAACACAATCCGAACCCGCGCCCCCATCGGCTGGCCACGGCCCAGCTTGATGGCGTCCGTCTTCGCCTTGTCGGCTGCTTCCAGGTCGCCCCGTTCCCTGGCGGCGGCTTCGGCCCGGGTCGCCGTCCGCTCGTCCCGCAGCAGACGGGCCATGGCGACCATCGCATCGGGTCGATCAAATTTGTGGCCGCGCCAGTTCTGGATCGCTTCCACAGCTTCATCCGGGCAAAGGCCGCTGCTAACTGCTTCGGTGCGTAGTTCCGCCTCCGCTTCTGCCGGATCAGGATCGTCGTCGGTTTGGTCCGCTTCGTCGTCAATCGAGCAAACCATCAGTTCGTGAATCATGCCGTTGAGCCACGTACTGAACTCCCGCTGGCAATGGCGGCGAGCCTCCGCGTCACCCGCAATTGCGGTGGCGCTAGCCCGGGTCCAAATTTCACGGACCATTTCCGGGTTGGCATCCGCATCAACGGCCACGAGCGCTTCCGCAAACAGGATGGCCGACTGGATTGCTTCGGCGCGGCTGCTGGCAGCGACACCAGAGCGGATAACCTTGGCCAGCTTCACCACGCGGGGATCATCGTGCTCGATCTCGGGCACGGACGTTCGGGCAACCCGTTCTTGATCATTGGCAATCGAATCCTTCACCACCACCGGCTTTGTGGTCGCCGCAGGCTGCGGCTTGTCCACGCGCGCGCTCTGTTGGTGATGGGATTCTTTGTTAGGGAATTCAGTGAAGGGTTTAGTCTGCCACATATGGCAGTGTTGATCTGCCACTTCAGGCGCGTTTCTTACCGCATTTGGCAGTGTTGCAGCGCCGCCCGTAGGCAGGTTCTGCACCGGCGCGGCTGGCCCCTCGCAAACGCCTTCGGGATCGCCCTGGCCGGTCAGGCGCCCCCACGGGATGGTGTACTGGCTGGACCGGCGGCCCGGACTGCGACCACGGATGATCAGCCCGGCGGCCACCAGTTCATTCAGCGCCCGATTGACGGTTCGCGTGGAGACGGCAGCGTCCTCTGCAATCTTGTCCTGGCTAGGCCAACAGAAGGTGTTGTCCCGCATTCGGCCCAGGAGGGCATAACCGACCACCTTGGCCGACGCGCTAAGCGCACGATGCCCGGTGATGGCGTCCCGCTGCTGGTGAACTATCCGACGCCGTGCCTTCGGGTCTTCCGGCGCGAAGGCGCAGTGCTGGGCGATGATCGGAATAGATGGGCGGCGGCCTTGCGGCTGCCGGTGCCCGGTAGGTTCGTGCTGTCGTGCTAGATCGGGCATTTGGGTAAAGCCTCCACGTGCCGATTCGCGCGGGTTTTTGCGCTCGGTTGGTCTGGATGCGGCTTTTCCCGAAAAAATCTCGCCCCTAAATTATTGCTTTTATTGGCCTTTTTGGCGGGATGGCTGGCGCTTGACGCGCCGACTCCGTTGCAGCAGGATCGGGGCTGAGGATGATTTCTTGGGGTCCGCCGCGCTTGTCGCTGCGGGCCTTTTTTCTTGCGGTGGCGCCTCCTTCGATGGCGCCCAGCGGATGCCGGGCATTTCACCACCTGGAATCGTACGTGGGTCGCAGCTTGCAGAGCAAGTCCGAAGACACACGATGTTGTGTCGTAAGTTATTGATCCCACTATATCCTATGAATTCCCACGGCAGTCTGCCGAGACTTCAAGGACTTGCGGCATCAGCGCCCAGGATTCTGCCGCGCAACGATTTTGGTGATCTCGGCAAGGTATCCGGGGCGCATCGTGCGACCGCCTAGCCGAATCGGTATAGTCGATCACATGCAATGGAGTGATTTAGCGGCCATATCGGGAACCGAATGGTTCTTCATCGTTTGGGCGATAGGGGGGCTGCTGTGGTTTGTGTGGACGATTAGAGGCGGCAACTATGGCGAGGCCCTTGGTGGCGCGGTGATGCTGCCCGGTCTTCTGTTCCTGTTGGCTTTTGGTTTAGTTCTCGAATTGATAGGCCGCCTATTGGGGCTGTTTGGGCGCCGCGATAACTAGGTGGCAACGGCTTTAGGTTTCAAAGTCGGTGCGGATCGATCATGCGGCTTGCCGACTATCCCTTGTCTGTCGTCCGGGTGGCCTGCGAGAAGTGCGGGCGGGCGGGCCAGTACCGCCGGGCCACGTTGATCGCTCGGTTCGGCTCGAACATCCCCTTGCCCGATCTCCGGTTTGAAATCGCGTCCGATTGCCCACGGGCGGCTGAACCGCGCCTGGGCACGGACGCCTGCGGCATCGTGTATCCCGATCTGTGGACGCGGTGGAAGATGGACACGGAAGCCTGAAAGGCGCGGAATCCCTCGATCTCGACTTGCCTTGTTGCTGGTCATGGCCGATAACTAATGTGCACCGGCTATGGTGTTGCTAACAGCATAAGGGCGCAGGCATGACACAGGAAATCATCATCGCGGAAGGCAATGGCGTTCCGGCTGAACCCGCGTCCGATCTCGGCATCTATGCGGAGAAGCCCCGGGCTGAAGGCACATGGCGATCCTATGTGACGGACTTCGATGGGTTCGCCCGGTGGGCCGCCGGTCTCGGCTACAGCCTGCGCTTCCCCATCGACCCCCGCCGGGTGGCGCAGTACGCCCTGGCCCTGCATTTCGAGCGTGGACGGAAGCCCCGCACCATCCGCCGGATGGTCACCGCCATATCAATCGCACACCAGACGCCCCGGGCCTTCTGGCGGCGGTTTGCCGAACGGCACCCGGAAGCGGCTGCCGGTGCCCCCGTCGATGCCGTGCCCACCGGGCCGTTGCCGTTCGACACCCGCCACCCGGAACTGGTGGCGGTGCTGGCCAACATCGACCGGCAGGCGGATCGGCGCCCGAACAAGCGGGCACCGCTGATGATGAAGCATGTGGGCGAATTCCTGCGCGGCCTGGACCTATCCACCACCAGGGCGAAGCGGGACCGGGCGATGATCCTGCTGGCCTTCCTGGGCGGGCGTCGGCGCAGCGAAGTCTCGCGCCTGGACACCGCACCCGGCGGTACCGGGGATGGGTGGATCGAGTTTCAGGATCGTGGGTTAGTGATCCACCTTGCCCGCTCCAAGACCAATCAGGTGGGACGGGCGGAATCCTACGCCCTGGAACGGGTGCCCGATCAGCCCTTGGTGTGCCCGGTGGCCGCTGTGCGGGACTGGATGGCGGCGGCGGACCTCTCTGCCGATGAACCGGCGCCCCTGTTCCCTGCGCCCAAGGGCGGGCGGGACAAGCACATCGAGGACCGCGTGGTGTGGCGGCTGGCGAAGCGGGTGGCCGAGGCGCAGGGCATGGACCCCCGGGCCTTCGGTGGCCACAGCTTCCGGCGCGGCCACGCGACCCAGGCTCGGGAACTTGGGGCGGACATGACCGAGATCATGCGGACGGGCGGATGGCGATCCGAAACGATGGTGCGGGAGTACATCGATCAGGTGGATCAGTGGAAAGCCACCGGGTCGAAGTTGACGCAGGCATGGGCGGCAGCCGAAGGCTAAGCCGCTTACTTCGCCTTGCCAGCGATCACCGCCCGGAGGCCCTCCACATCATCATCACCGGACGGCAGCGGCCCAGGCTGTTCATGCCCGGCCACGTCGATCAGGGCGCGCAGCGGTGCCTCGTTCACGCGCAGCAGGGCGCGGATGATCTGGCTGGCCGAGGCATGGCCCCGGGCGCGCACCGCCTGGACGGATTCAGCGGCAGCCCGAAGGAAAGCGATGTCCTCCTTGGGCAAGCTGATGGATGTGGATGGGCTGCGCTTCCGGCTGTTCTCGGATGGCCCGCGCCCACCGCGAAGGGCCTCGATGATCGCATCGGTTCCTGGATCCGCCTTGGGCTTTCGTGTCCGCGTGTCTGGCAGCTTGTCCAGGGCGGCCTTCGCTTCCGCCAACCCCGATGCGTGGGCCTGCGATCCTATGGCGCTCATGCTGCTCCTGCGCGGCTTCCCGGCCATTACGCTTGTCCTCCGCTCATGCTGATGATCATGGTGGTCAGTTGATCGATTTCCGTGGCAGCTGTGCCCCTGGGATCGAACTGGCCGACCCATTGGCCGCCCCCGGCGGACTCGCTGTAGGCGGTGCGCTGCCCGATCTCCGCGCCCACCATTTCGCCCAGTTCGGCCAGGGCTGGCCCAAGTTCCCGCCCGGGCAGGGTGCGGCGATCCACCATCGACGGCACCAGTAGCACGCGCGGTAGGCCGCCACGGCGGCGGCCTTGCGCGGCCCGGACCAGATCGAGCAGCGGCCCGATGGCGCGCAGATCGACCATGCTGGACTTGGTGGGGATCACCGCAACGTCCGCACGGGCCAAGACCGGAGACAGCGCGCTGCTAATCCGGGGCGGTGTGTCGATTAGGATGAAGTCCCGCCGCTTGGCCTGATCCGCAGCCCGCTCCCACGCTTGGGCATCCGGCTCGATGGGCGCGGCCACCACCTCAAGCGGCAAATCGCCAGCAGCGGCCCACTCGACGGCGCTGGCCTGCGGATCGGCATCGATCAATACCGCAGACCGGCCACGGGCGCCCAGGCACGCCCCTACGTTCACCGCCAGGGTGGTCTTGCCCACCCCGCCCTTGGACCCGCAGAACACGATGACACGCGCCACAGCCACCCCTTGCTGATACCGGGCAATGCTTGCCGCCCGTGAGTTGCTATCAGCGTGTAGGATAACGTGGGAAAGATAGGCGCGCCATCGGGTAGACGCGCAGCAGCCGCCACTCTTGCGAACCCAATGGGGTTCCCATAGGGAAACCCATTAGGTGGGTGGAAAAACGCAAGTAAAACATCGATTTAAATACAAAGACACCTCACCGCGGTTAATCTGCGGTAAATGAAAATGTAGGAAAATATAGGACAAATCATACTCGGAGACCGGCACACTACATGGCATTGTCTGTTCATCGCAACACCGGAAACGGAGAGGCAAGATGCACACCAGCGAACTTTACAGCACCTTTGGCCTTCAGGCCCCTGCCCAGGCCCTCCTGGCGGACGTGCAAGCCCATCTGGCGGCCATCACCGCACCGGACCCGGAGCAGATCGCGCTCGATGCCCTGCGGCGCTGCACGGCGGCCAGGGACGGCCTTCCCGCTGATGTGGATGCCGATCTGGCCCAGGCTGAAGCCGCCGCCGACGACTGCGAAGCGCGGGCCGAAATGGAACGCCACCCGGCGGTGGCTGCGGCCTACCGGCAGGCTGCCGATCTGATCACGGATGCTGCGCGGACCATTGGGTAGCCGGGAATTTGATTATCCGCTGGTCCAGCAGAGTTTCGGCGTAGAACAGCAGCGACTTGCCGTTGCAGTACAGCACGTCCGACGCCTGATCGAGGGCGATCACCAAGTCCTGCTGGGTTTCCACCAGCAGTGCCGCCTCCCGGTAGTCGATGCCGCAGCCCTCTGGCCCCATGCCGTAAATCTGCTGCGCGGCCATGCCCGCAAGCCACTGCTGGGCGCGCACGGTGCGCGGCGCCCCGGTCTGGTCCACATGGGTCCAGCCGCCGCCGTCTTCATCGATCATCGCCCGCCGGACGCGCATCCCCAGGGCCAGGGCCGCTACGATATGGCCCGCCTCGTGGACGGCGGCTACCCGTTCCACCTTCCGATAATCCAGCGGATCGATGTCCGGCAATGGCCCCTCGATCAGCCACCTTGTGGCCGCGCGCGCAATCATCGGGACACCGGCAGCGGGCGGCGGGCCTGGGTGGTGGCCATGCGGGGCCGCTCGTCGCCGCTGCCGCGCAGGTGGGCGTGCAGCAGTTCGATGGCGCACAGCGTGAAGCCCTTGGCCTCGTCGCGCGTGCACGGGCGGCCCTGCTGGCGGATGTAGGCCGCAAGCTGGTTCAAGCTGTACCCCTCGCCCACCACCAGGGCGGCGGCAGTGCGGGCGCGCTCCCCGATCTGCAAAAGGATTTCGGCCACCTTCCGGCGACGACCCGCCTGATCGATCACGCGGGCGTCGGCATGGCCCCGGGTCCGGTCCACGGCAGCTTCCCACCGTGAGGCCGCATAGGAACCATGCAGGCCCGCTGCCTGATACATGGCCCTGAAGTCACAGGCTGCGGCGTGCTGGTCGTCCGAGATTACCCCGCGCTCGCGCCAGTCATCCATCACCGTGGAGTCCACCACCCGCACCCGGGCGCCCGCGATGCCAGTTTCAGGGTCGGCCTCGTTCGATAGCCGCGTCCGCAGGCGTCCGTTGTTGACAGATGCCAAGGGCGGCGGTGTGGGCTTCGCGCGGGCGGCCATCAGCGCACCTTTCGGAACAGCATCCGGTCGCCCTCGGCCCATGCCTTCACAAGCCGCTGGCGGGAACGGGTATGGACCCGGGCAAGGTCGGGGTGGATGCCCTGGACCCGGGCGATCAGGTGGTCATAGAGCACCTGCCGGTCGCCACCGGCATCGAGGTATAGGCGGGTTACCTGTTCCAGTTCATCGAAGGCGGATTCCACAGCAAACGCGGCGAATTCGCGGTCGCTGATCGGCGCATCCTCGCCGTCGCCCGAATTATCGACTGCCAGCTTGATCGCCATTTCCGTCCTCCCTCGTGATGGCCGATAATTGTTCCGCACCGGCCATAACCGCATCGGAGTACCGGGACGGGCCGGCCATGACACCCGCCCCGGCACCCCCTATTCGGCGGGGTGCCCGTTCCCCGTCCGAACTCCTTCAGCGCCACCAAGCGGTGACCGCAGATTGACGCGTGACGACCCGGTCAAGCCCAGGTGCAGCAGCGCGTTGATCAGCACCGGCAGGAATGGCTCCACGACTTCCTGCATTCGGCGCTCAAGGTCGCCGCGCGGCTGGCCCACGCGAATGGCTGCCACCAGCGCCCGCGCCCGCTCGATTTGTGTCCGGTAGGCGTACCGCCCGCTTCCCACTTCATCCATCAGCGGAACCAGTTCTTCCCACAGATCGGTGATGGAGCGGCGACGATCGATCAACAGAAGCACCCCGGCGGTGTTCTCCACCGGCAGGCCGCGCCCGGTCGCCCGGGGCCTATCGAACCGCCTGGGCATCGCGAATCTCCTGCCGGATAGCCGCATAGCCCGGAAGCGGCGCCGTGCTGCACTCGATCCGGCCTTTTCGAACGGTCCACGTGGACAGGCGCCCGCCCGCCCTGCTGATCTGGTTCTGGTGCTCCACCTGCGCTGCCGCGATCTCCGGCAGCAGATCGGGAACGCCCTTGCCCGGGTTCTGGTGGGCAATGCGGCGGATTTGGTCCTCTGGCACCTTGGGCGAACCGAACAGCGCAGGCGCGTTGAACACCTGCGGCGCCCATTGGGCGTCATTGGCATGGGTCCACGTTACCAGCACCGGGGCGTCTGCCCGCCGCGACCAGCCCACTACAAGGAACAGCACCGCGAAATCACCGTTGATCAGGGCGCCAGATTCGTCCCACCGGGTGCCGTAGTCATCCGGGCTGAAAATGTCGTTTGGGCGGGCTTCCAGGGCGTACAGGTAGAACAGTTCCCGCAGGCAGGTGCCCGCGTCTTCGATCAGGTCGTCCACATCGCGATAGCCCGCCCGGTCGATCTCGTCGCCCCACCGTTGCAGCAGGCCCCAGCCACCGGACTCAGCGATCACCGCGTCCAGATGCGGGAACGCCATCGCCTTGCTGGCCTCCATCACCGCCTGCTTGTTGTCGTACCGGAACACCACCGAGTCCGTGGCAAGGTATCCGGCCCCCTTGTCGACAAACGCGGAAACGATGGTCATGCCACGCACTCCATCGGAATGGCCATCAGACCCACGGGTCCGCCCGGCGGTGAGCCGAACAGGGCACTCTGCGGCCCCGCCCGCACACCTAGCGACGCGCCTTTCAGGGCGCCCCCCATGGCCGCCAGCACCCGCAGCACCGTTTCCGCGTTCTCGGCCGCATACGCGAAGGCATTGCCCAGGTTCTCACCGAAGGCCCGCGCGCCGTTGATGAAGGCCGGATCGCGCAGATACTCGGCCACCGTCCGCATCCCCTCGGTCAGCCCTTCAAGGAAGCCCGACCGGGCGATGGCAAGCTGCACCTCCTGCACCGCGTTGCCGAAGTCCGTGATGGCGATGTTGGCGTTTTCGCTGGCCTTGGGAATCTGGTTTCCGAACTTCTCGACCCAGTATGCCGACAGCTTGGTGACGAACTCGCGCGCCTGCACCTCGCCGTTGTCCAGCGCCTTTGAAAGCTGCTGCACGGACATGCCCATGGCCGCCGCACCGTCAGCGATGGCCGTGGGGATGCGTTCACCAAGCTGGCCGCGCAGTTCTTCCGCCTGCACCTTGCCCTTGGCGAGCATCTGTTGCAGCGCGTTGAAAGCGCCCTCGGCCTCAAAGGCCGACAGGGCCATAACCGTGGCCGCCGAACTGACGCCGACGAAGGTTTTGCGGATTTCCTCGGTGGACACCCCCAGCGCCGACCCGGCAGCCGCCAGCTTGGAATAGGCCCGGCCAGCCGTCAGGAAGTCCTGCCCCAGCCGCTCGGACTCACGGCGTAGGAATTGGATTTCCTTCTGCGCGCCCTGCATGGAGCCGGTGGCGAACTTGAGGGTGGTTTCCATCTTCTGAAAGGCGATGGCGGTGTTGGTGATCGACTGCCCGATCCGCACAGCGCCGTAGGCAATGAACGCCTGCTTCAACATGTTAATGGTGCCCGTCACCGACCGCGCCTGCCGCTCAAGCCGGGACATGCTGTCTTCGACGCCACGGGTTCCTCGTGCCGCCTTCTTGCCAGCGTTGTCGAACTTGTCCAGGGCGTCCGCAGCCTTGCGAAGCTGTGCGGTATCCACCTCAAAGGCGAGTTTGGCAAGGTCGGTCAAGCCTGCTCTCCTTGTATTGTGCGGTCCCGCGCCCATGTCGTACGACACGACAACGGAGGATTGAAAAATGATGGAATGCGATGCATGCGGAAAGGCTATGGGGCGATCCGCAAAATCTTGCCCCCACTGCGGGCATGTCCCGCTGGCGTACCGGCTTATTCCTAGTTGGGGGGTGATTTTCAGCGTGTTCGTGCTGCTGGCCGTGGGGTATTGCGGCGCTGACTTAGGTTAAGACTCCGGCACGCCCCTGTCGCGGTCCGTGGCGGGCGCGTGCCGGGCAGATGGGTGGCTGGACTAGCGCCGCCACCCAACGCCCGCTGTTTGGCGTTTCTCGCGCTCTTTGCGCTTCCGGCGTTCCTCCTTGGTTTCGGCAACCACGGACAGGAACTCGGAGTCGATGGCCTTAATCACTCGCACTTCCCATGGGAGGATGTGCCGGTGCATCGCTTGCTGGTAGGCGACGATGGCCTCGTAGGTGATGGCACCCGGCCCCATGCCACCGGCAGGGCGTGCCGCGTGCAGATCGAGGAACCATGCCCAAAGGTAGGAGAGCAGTTCCGGTTCGTCGGGGGCCTCGGCGGTTTCCACCAAGTCGTCCCGACCCCGTGAGCGGGCGGCCTGCCGCATGTGCGCGGAGTTGGCCGCCCCGCTTTCCTGTTTGCTGGCGCTCTGCTCGAAATGCCAGCGGGCGAAGTCCAGCAGTTCCCCGATCAGCCCTTGAAAAAACGGGTGCGGTCGTTGATCGCGTCATCCACCTGCTCGCGGATAAACGGGAAGTCCTCGCACAGCTTCTCGGCGTTTTCCGGGCTGTAGGGGAAGGGCGCGCCGCCCATGACCACGTTGGCCGACCAGCCGACGATGCCAGCAGCCACCAGCCGCACGGACTCGCGGGCCAGTTCCTCGGCGCTCATGCTGGCCTTGTTCCGCTTGCGCTGCTGTTTCGCGATGCGCTCGTCCAGCACCCGGCGCTGCACCTTGATATAGCGCGGGTCGTCAACGCTCACGATTTGCAGAGTCACCGGCTGCCCGTCCGTGCCCACCATGGGCGCGCCATTCGGCAGTTCCAGTTCCAGGGGGGCGGCGGTTTCGCCATCGGTGGTCTTGTAGTTTGCGAGATCGAACATGGGGGTCAGCCCTTTCATGGTGTCAGTGTGGCCGGGGAGGTGGGGGGAACGCCTGACCTCGTTCCCCCCGGATGCCCAGGCACCATCCCTTAGAAGGCGTGGCGGTCAGGAAACAGGCAGACGGCCCCAGCCGAAGCCGGGGCCATCAAAACGGTTAGGAGGCGTTGGCGATCTGCCAGCGCAGCGTGCTGTCGTTCGTGGCGTCATAGAGCGCCTGAAACGGTGCGGTGGCGATGATCGGCCCTTCCTGCGGCGGGTCGATGTCGCTGGCGTTCAGCTTGATGCGCGGGAAGTTCAGCGCGTGGAAGTCGGCGGCATCACCGAGTTCATCCAGCTTGATATTGAGGTCGATTTCGGTTTCGTCCTCGAAGTAGCTGATGATGCTGGCGTCCTCCAACAGGAAGGACACGGTGCCGGTGACGGTGGCCGTGCCCTCGAACACATCCGGCGAATTCACGCTGCCCACGACCGGCTGCAAAGCCCGCCCGTTGGCCAGCGAGAAGTCCACGCCCGTCACCACCGCCAATTCGGAGCCGTTGACGTACAGGCCGCCATCGAACGCCGAGAAGGGGCTGGTGAAGCTGGCCGCCGTGGGGCTGCCCAGGCTGGTGCCGGACATGGCCGCCCAGGACATGCCCAGGATGTCGAGGTTAGCGGTGACGATCTGCTCGGGCTGGATCGACACGTTCATGCTGTTGATCGCACAGCCCCGGAACACCTGATACTGCGTGATGTCGGTGAAGCGCCGCTCGAACGTGAAGGTCTTGAGGGTGCTGCCGATGTCCAGGGTGCGCCCGTGAACGTCGATTTCCTCGGTGCCGCCGCCCGTGTGGTCGGCGGGTGCCGGGGTGACGGTGAGTTCCAGCGCGGAAACCGCCGTGATGAGGAAGTAGGTCGTGGACTGCCCGGCGTTGGTCGTGGTGATCCAATCGCCCTTCTGGAAGCCGTCCGTGACGAACGAGCCAGAGCCACGGGTGAACTTGCTGGTGGCGTTGGCCGCCGACAGCGTGGCCGCGCCCGTGCCGACGCCCGCCGTCCACGTTGCGCCCATGGCCCCCTCGATCATGTCGTCATAGTCCGACATGCCGAGTTCGAAGCCCAGGCTGCCCTGGACCTGCTGGAAGCCGTGGCGGAAGTCCTGCACCTGCCGGTTCGACCGGCGCTCGTTGGATTGCAGGGCACCCTTCACGGGGTTGATGTTGCGGCTGGTGGTCCGCAGTTCGAGCATGGTCGGGCTGCCGGGGGTCGTGCCCCGAGTGGTTTCCGCGACATACGAAATGCCGACGCTGGCTCCAGAGGCGATGGGCATAGCGCCCTCCTTTCATGCCGCGTCGCGCGGCATTCTTCGGGTTGATGGGTCAGTAGGTGGAATAAGCCCGCCAAGTGACGGACACCGGCAGCCGGTAGAACTGGCCGTCGATCACAGGCGGGTTTCGCTCAGCGCGATCCACGCGGCAGGTGGTGCCGTGGCTGGACGCGGGGGCGAAGGCGGCCAGGATGTTGTCGATCACATCCTCGGCGTTTTTGGTGCCCGACTTGATCGGGTAGACCAGGGTGATCTGGTAGATGCCGCGCTGCTCGATGGTGCCCGAACCGCTTGGCCGTTCCTCCACCGGAATCAGGTTCTCCACCACATGCGCCGCGTTGCCGGGGTTGGACTCGACGTTCTCGTAGGCCACCACGGACGGCAGCCCGGAAACCCCGACCAGCGTGGCGCGCAGGTCTTTGCGGATCGAGAACCAGTCAGCCATTTTTCCGCACCCTCATGGCCGTTTCCTTGACGATGGTGGGCCATTGGCGCGCGGTGACGCGCACCATGCCCTGCGGTGCCTGTTGGCTGTGCCCGTATTCGAGGGCGCGGATGTATTCGGTGTTGTTCACCATCCCCAGCGTGTCGCCCAGGCGCGCCCCGGAGAAGCTGACGGTGGCCACTACGGCACCGCCGCCGCCCGCCGCCATCTGGCCGTTCAGCGTGGGAAACCAGTTTGCGCGGGCGAAGCCGGTATCGACCGGCGTGCGCTCAATGATGCGGGCACCGGCTTCCGCCACCGCCTCACGCATCACCCGCTCCATGCGTTCCTTGTTCCCGGCGCACCAAGCCTCGATTCGCTTGGTGTCGAAGTGAACCTTGGCCACGCCTAGCCCTCCAATTCGCAGGAGTAGCCGATAACCGTGCCCGCCGACTTGCGGGCGTGGACGCGAAGCACCCGGAACTCGTCGGAGCCGTCCACCAGCAAATCGCCCTCCACCGGCACCACGCCCAGCCCGCTGGCGGGGATGAAGGCCGACAGGCCCTCGGTGGTGACAAGCCGCCCGTCCTCGTACCGGCGCACCCGGTTCTGCACGATGGCGGTGATGGCGGTGTCGCCCGTGCTGTCGCCCGTCCAGGCGTCCGTCTGCGGGTCGTAGGTGCCCCGCGTGGTGCGGCGCAGCGTTACCGATTGCCCCAGCGCGCTGCCCAGGCTGGCGAAGGCCGATTGCTCAAGCGCCATCAGTCTTCGTCGTAGATGTCTTGGAGGGTGGTGCGTGCGCCATTCACCCGGTCGTGCATACCGATGCTGAATTGCGCGTCGATTTCGTCGGCGGTCTTGGTGCTGACCAGCCCATCGTAGGCGGCGGGAAGGATGCCAGCCACGCCGTTGGTGGCCATGCCCTCGTAGGTGCTGGCCAAGTCGGCATAGTGCCGCTGGCGCTCGCCAAAGGACTGCGAGGCCCCGTCAACGCTCGTGGAAACGAGACGGGCGTATTTCCCGGCGATCAGGCGGCACACCACAGCCGCAGCGCCGTAGATGTTGTTCCGCGTGGCCGTAAGGTGCAGGGCGATGGACTCGTCCGTTACCTGCTGGTCCGTGGTGTCGGTGTCGCCCACCAGTTCGCGCACGGCATCGCGGCGGCCCGCTGCGGTGCTGTTGTCCGGCGCGCTGCTGTAGGTCCAGGTCATAAGCCCGGCCCTCAGTCAACGATCAGGTGTTCGATCTGCGCCTTCTTGTGCGGCCCCGAAACCTTGTCGCCGCTCGGCCCGTAGACGTACCAGCGGCCAAAGCCCTCATGCTCGGCGCGGAAGCCCTTTTCGGCGGTGACTTCGATGGCACCCTCCTGCGCGGCGCTGTCGGGCGCGCTGGCGGCCTCAACAGGCTCGGCGGGGGTGTTGGTGGCCTCCGGGGCCTCAACCGGCTGCTCGGCCACCGGGGCGGCTTCCGGGGCGGCCTCGGCGGTGCCCTTGGAGCGCAGCTTAATCATCCGGCGCTCAAACATCTGGCGCGCCCGGCGCTGCGTCAGCGCGCCTTCCGGCAGCACATCGCCCTCGTTCAGTTCCTTGCCGTCCAGCGTGAAACGGCGCGCGGCGACCAGTTCCATGTTGGTGAAATCGACGTTGTGCGCGCTGATCTGGAAATCACGCATCGCGGTGCCCTCCGTGTCGGGATCATTGATCTGCGGTCAGGTGCAGAAAAAGGCGGGCACCCCGAAGGATGCCCGCCCCCTTTGTTTGCTGCTCTACAGAGCCGCCGATTAGGCGACAATGCTGCTGAACAGGACGCCGAGTTCGGGAGCCACCACCTTCATGTCGAAGGCCGCTTCGATTTCCACACGGTCGGACTTGATGGGGTCCATGCGGAAGCGAAGGATGCGCTGGCCCTCAACGGAACCGGCCCGGCCCGACCACTCGAAGGTGTAGCCGCCAGACGGCACCTTGAGGCCGGGGCGCGGGGCGCGGTAGACCAGAAGCGCCTGTTTGCCGACGATGAAGCTGTACGAGGCGGTCGCGCCCTCGTTGGCGGTGTTCTGCACACCACCAGCGACCAGCACTTCCTCAACCTCGAACACCGCCGCCATCGCCTGCCGGGAGACAACCATCGGGCGGTCGTTGCCGATGCCGCCCGAGTACTTGATCCGGTCCACGATGTCGGGGTGATCCGCCAGCGCGTCGTAGGCTTCCTGACCCAGCACCAGCACGTTCGGGCGACGGCCCGTCAGCTTGTGAACGTAGGTCTTCCAGGCGCGAACGTCTTCAATGGGCGTGGAAGCCGCATCGTTCCACTGCTTCACCTCGTCGGTGGACGGGGTGCCGGAAACGCCCGTGATGTCCTTGTTCCACACGGAGGCCGTCATGTAGCTGGTGACGAACTCGTTCTCCATGCGGATCAGGCGGGCCTCGGTGAGCAGGTCAACCGCATCGGCGTCAGCGTTCAGCGGGTTGTCCTGATTCAGCCGGGTGTCGTCGTCGATGTCCTGGTGCAGCGCCCAGACATCGCAGCGGTAGCTGGCCGTGCCCACGCCGTAGCCCGCACCAGCGGACTCTGTGGACGGGGCGCGTCGCTGCATCTGATCGCGCATGAAGTACGAGCGATCATAGGTGAAATACAGGTCCGACTGCTTGAGGACCGGCACCGCCGGGAAAACACGGCGGGCGACGAAGTTGTCCGCGTCCTGCAAGAACGCGAGGCTCATGTTGGTGAGCGGTCCATTAACATGGACATCAGACGGAGTGGGCAACGGCATAACCGGCCTCCTTCTAAGCTAGGGGGTTAGGGTTCAGCCCGATTAGGCCGAAGTGCCCGGAACCGCGCCGCTGTGGGTCAGCAGCACCTCGATCACATCGCCGTCCGCGCTTGCGGCGGTGAGGGCGATGCCGATAGTGTGAGCGCCCGTGGTGGCCGCCGTAGCGGAAGCACCAGAGGCGTCAGCCGTCATGGCGGTGGAAGCGTCGTCCACCTTGCCGTTGGCCAGCACCTTCACATAGGCACCCGCCGCAACCGCCGCGCCCGCGACGGCCTTGGTGCGCCCGGTGTAGGCGACGGTCGCTGCCTCGTTGGCGGCAGACGGCTTGTTCTGGAGAAAGCCGATAACCGGCTCGCCAGCAGCCGAAGCCACGTTGACGGTGTTCGCCGCCGACACCTTCATGGCGTAATACTGCTTCGTCGAAAGATCAGCAGCGGCCTTGAGGGTGATGCAAGTCAAAGCCTCTTGAACGGCCATGTCCTTGCTCCTTTCCTAGTTTGCCCGTGTTGGGGCGTTACCGGGGGGGCTGCCCCGGCGACAGGATCGACCGCTGTCGATCAGTTCTTCGCGAGGAACCGCTCGTAGAGAGCCGGGTTCTCGTGCATCGCCTTGGTGTACGCCTTGGCGAAGGTGATGCCGTCGCGCTTGGCGATCTCGTGCGCCTTGGCGTCGAGTTCGGCTTCCGCGTCGGACTTCTCCACGCGGCCCGCTTCACCGATGGAAACGGTCAGCGCCTTCTTGGCGGCATCGCTGGCCTTGGCCAGAGCCGACAGCACGGCCTCGCGGTCGCCTTCATCGGCACCGCCCAGCACGCGCTTGAGGACCGGGCCGAAGGTGTCAGCGGTGACACCCGGCAGGCCGTCGAACTTGGCGGCCTTGGCGACGAACTCAGCGGTTAGCCGCTCGTCCGCAGCCTTGGCGATGGCGGCCTCGGCGGCGTCGGCCTTCTTCTTCACGGACTCGACGTACTCGCGCACAGCCGGGTCCAGCGACTTGAGGATGGCATCTTCGCCCTGGTCGCCAGCGGCGGCCTCGGCAGCCTTGGCAACAGCGGCCTCGGCATCGTCGGCGCGCTTGTTGGCGGCCTCGACATTGGCTTCGGCTTCCTCGGCGCGCTTGGTCAACGCGGCGACGGCGGCCTCGGCTTCTTCCAGCTTCTTCGACAGTTCCTCAAGGGTCATGTCGTAATCCTCCATGTTGGAGTTGGTGGGATGATCCGCCGCGCCGTCGAGGCGTTTGGCGATCAGAATCGCGGCCTGTTTGTTGGCCGGTGCGTCCACTACGGACACCTCGTTGACGCGCAGCTTGGTAAGGCGATTGCGCTTCATGGGGTCAGCCCTCCGTCACCGGGACGCGCACACCGCGCCCGCCGATGGAAAAGGCGGCCAGGGTTCCATCCTTGGCGGCCTTCCAAACGTCGTCGTTGTGGATTTTCATGGCGATCAGCCAGCCTTCGCGGCCCAGGTCGATGCCCAGCGCGTCCTGCCGCGCCTTGGTCATCACCATGCTTTCGACCACCTCGCCGATCCGGATGGCCTCGCCGTTCTTCTGCATGTGCATGAAGCCGCCCTTGCGGGCGTCAACCATGAAGCCCTGCGCGGCCTCGACAAGATCGTCCACGGCAATGATGTCGCCTTGGGTATCGACCACCGGCACGCCGTTTTCCGTGACCACGGATGCCCAACCCCACAACACGCGCTTGTCGTCGTCGGACTTCAGGATGCTGCCGTGCATTTGCGCGGCGGTCTCGTCGCTCATGGCTGCTTCCTTGCTTGCTTGGTGGCCCTTGCCCGGAGTCGAACCGGGACGCCCGAAGGCGGGCGGGTTTGAGCCGCCTGCGTCTACCAGTTCCGCCACAGAGCCAAAGAAAAGGCCGCAGCCCGGTGGGTGGTGCCGGGTGCGGCCTTGGCGAGCGCGAACGACTATCGGCTCGAAACTGTGGGGGCCGTTCTGTTGCCCGGTCGGCCCCCGAACCGCGCTATTCGTGGCCGTTAGGCCGCGAGAGCGAGAGGTGCGTTGTCGTTGACACCTAGAGATTGGCCTATCACGCGGCCACCCGTCGCCCTCCGCTACGCCTACACCAGCCGTCGATCCTTGTTCCGGCCCAGCATTGAACGCCCGACCGCTACATGGCGACAGGCGGGCTTCCTGTTTGCATGAAAGCCGGACGCTCAATGGAGGACCGGCAGGGTACTGCCCCCTGGTCCGGTCAGACTTCGCCGTGCATCAACGGACGAAATGGTAGCGGGAGGGGGACTTGCACCCCCGGCCTCCGAGGTATGAACCCGGCGAGCTGCTGCTGCTCCACCCCGCATCAAAAGCAAAGCCCCCGCGCGTTGAGCGCAGGGGCCTGGAATGTCACAATCGTAGGCGGTTCCTGCTGCAAGTCAACAGGTATTTCCTACGTTATCCTGCATCGTCCTGCGGATGCGGTTCGCCATCCATGGCCCCAGGCCACGGCAGGCCCAGCAGGGCGGCCACCAGCAGGTCGTTCGCCGTGTCCACGTCCGCCTGCCAATCCGTGTCGGGCTTGCCGCTGC